CTTTGCCATGGCACCGGTCATCAACTTTGCAGCAACCTCAGCGAACGAGTTGGCTGCGATATAGCGAGCTCTCCAGTATACTTATCTACCGGATGAGCACACCATGTCGCAGTTGACCAAATTCGTCGTCAAGAACTTCACAAGTATCTTTCCCCACCAGTTCACTGCTGACTACTCTTTTGAAGAGTGGGTATCCAAGTACCCTGCTGGTCGCCAGAAAACATTACGTAGGGAGAGGAAAGTGATGTTGGAGACCATAGATCAGCCTGAGTTGTGGGAGCGAGCCAACGTCTTCAAGGCCTTCGTCAAGAATGAGAACCTGGTTCTCATGGCGAACCTTGATGGGCAGAAAGCTAAGCAACCACGACTCATTCAGGCTTGGTCTGACCGGTTCCTGGTTTACCTGGGACCGGCCACGGCCAAGTTTACCACCTTCGTGGCTGAGCGTGGATTAGCCCGTGATGTGACCTTCACTAAACCTGATGGTCGCTAGCAAACTTTCCACCTCCGTTACACAGCTGGCCTGAACGTGCATTAGGTTGGCGAATGGGCCTACCACGCCTCGCGTGGTGGTTCGTCGCCGACTTATTACGAATCCGACAAGTCGCGGTTTGACGCTCATGTTTCCACATAGGCCTTGGACTTATAGTTCATGGTAATGAGGAAGATGGGTTTCCCGCCGCAGTTGTTGGAGAAGATGATCTAGCATGAGAAGTCAACGCAAGGCGTGACGCCACATGGACACACTTACACCTGCAAGGGTACACGTAAGTCGGGAACGCCTGACACTGCCGTAGGCAACACTCTCCTTAACGTCCTCATGGACGTTTACGGTCTGTACCTGCACACTGATTGTGACTGGTGGCTCATGGCCACCGGCGACGATTGCTGGGCATGCACAGACGCCGATATTTCTGTCGACAAACTTGAGGTGTTATCTGGCAAGCTGATTGAGACGAGTAAAAGACTGGGATTCAAGCTCGAGCCGAAGTTTTCTAAAGACATCGCTCGTACTGAATACTGCAGTTCGATGCTCGTACCTGTTACGCTGCCAGGAGACATCAGGAGTTTCGTATTGGCTCGCTTGCCAGGGAAAGTTATCGCCACCGGCTTGTCTCGGCGACCTTACAATGGACCTATAACGCTACGTCAGTGGGGAGCGGTGGTGTGCGATGCGCACCAGAATTCGCCCTTCCCTTTTGTCGGCGACTTCTTCAGGTTGGCAGCGGATTATCTTGCCCTGCCTAGCGTTGACGACCCTAGCGGTCTTCGCGAGACCATGTTGTCTCGGAAGTTCATCACGACCGCTTAGCTGACTCGGAACCTGGAGTAGGCGATGCTGGAGCGTTAGCAGTCCCTCGTGTACTCCCACGGAGAGGTAACGGATAACCTCATCGTGGACGAAGCCGTGCTTGATGCTTATCTGCTGAGATCTAAGTACGGCGTCACCTCGACCCAACTCCGGCGGGACGTGCGCGCTGCTTTCGAGCAGCTTCCCGCCAGACGCCGTGGGTCAGGAGACTGCATCCTGTTTGACATCGGAGTCCTTAGCCGGATAATAGGCCTCGATTGCGTGCACGACTACACTGACGATTGCAGCATCGACGCGGCCTGTGAGAATGGAG